TAGGCATTCCTAAAGTAAGCACATCATCAACCATTTGACCTCTGTTTCTATTAGGTCTCCAAATACACCATAACATATCAGCAAGGTTTATTATTTCTCCTGAATCTTTAGGAGCATTTAAACCCAAAGGTATATTACCATCTCCTGCTATATCTTTAGGTACTTGAGATAAAATAAAAACTATTAATTTCATTTCTTTAGCTAAAGTTTTTAGAGCTTTGACTATTTGTATTACTCTCTCAGTTTGATTATTACCCCTGCTTCCTAGCAAAGATAAATAATCTATAACTATAGCTGTAGGCATCTTGCCTGTTTTAGCTTTAGTGAGCAATACATAACTCTTCAAAGACTCTGCTGAGATATCTGGCTTATCAATAGTTATGATATGCTTTATATCTTCTTTAAACTTTAGTAAAGAATTTTCATCTTCTATTTTAGTATCAGTTACTTTAAACAATTTTTCTACGATATCTACTCCTGTCATTTCCAATGAAAAGAATAACCAATTAATATGCTTATGGTACATCATCATATTCAATACAAAAGTAGTTTTACCTGACCCTGGACCACCTGCTATTACAATAACATAGCCTGGTTTAATTGCTGATAAAGACCACTCACTAAACTGGTCAACCATATATATCCAGTTAGCTCTACTAACGTTTAACTCTTGTTTATATTTCTCTATATAGTTCTCAGACGTATATAGATAATTATCTTCTACATCTTTTAGTTTATAAAGATGACAAGACTTTACACAGAAAGCAGCTTTAACCTGGTCTTTACAAGTAAAAATATAACCTTTGTCATAAAACTCTAAGAGTTTATCTATGGCTGAATCTTCGAGTGGTTCATTCAACTCAGAGTTCCATTCTTTCATTAAGACTCTGGTAAACCCTAAATTATAACCCTTTTCTTTCCAATAAGACATTAACCTTAAAGCCACATTATGCCTTGAGCCTTTCAAAGAACGAGTATTAAGCATCTTATAGATACAAAGCTTCTCTCCATATGGATAATCAAGATAAGCGTTTAAATCGCTGTTTTTGGAAGGCGTAGGAGGTGTGTCTTTAATTGTTAGTTTTGTAAGGACTTTATTTATTTGATGAGGAAGTAATTTTCTTCCCTCGAAAAGTTCTGATATTACTTCTTCTTTTTTCCTTTGTAATTTCATAAAAGAGTTAATAGGTTTTTCTTTATTAAGTCCCCTATATTCTAGTAAGCTTTTAGCTTTACCAGTTTTAGGATGAATAGAATAAGGCATACGAAACATTCTGACTTTATCGTATATTGCTAAATCTATATACTCTTTTAGTTTAGGGAATGTTTTCATCATTTCTTCTGCAAACATTCTACATACCACATTCCATTGTGTTGTTAGTTCTTCAGGGTAGAGAACATATTCTTTTGGTATGTATATATGAAATCCTTTTGCTCCACTAAAAAAGATATAGTGAATAATATTGTTATTCTTCAACATATCAAGAAAGGGAGCTAAAGCTATTATAAGCTTAGGGATATCTGGACTATCAAGGTCTAGAACAAAATAGTTACCATATACGTTGCCATTGAAATTTGATACTGACTTAGTATTATCTAAGTGGTCTATCATCTCATAATCAAAGTAAAACAGGGAGGTGTAACCCTCCCCGTTTGGAACTGTAATTTGAGAAGCAGGTTTAATTTGTCTTATGTCTGATATAGACTTTATAACTAGAAACTGCTTCATACTTATTCCTTTAGAATGGTACGTCTGATGGAGTAATGTCAGAAGGTCTAAAGTCTTCTATGTTTAAGAAGTCTTTTTTCTCTGTTATTCTCCCTTGTATAACGGTATCAAACCCAAGCTTGTCTTCATCGGTTACTTCAGGAAACGAAAGACTAGCAAGGTTATTACTTAATCCTAAAGTACTAATAAGCTTTCCTATTTCTTTTTGTTTTACTGGAAACTTAAATGGAATAGATGCAATATCTCCTGTCTCAAGAATCTTAAACATACCAATAATATGATTACCTTCTCTAGACATTTTGAATCCTTGACATTTGATTTCTTTCCATCCTACTACTTGGTCTGCTACTTTAGCTTGTATAGCCATACTTCCTCCTATGTGGTTTGTTCTCTTTTAGAGAATTTTTTTAAGATTTCTTGTTTAAATTTCTCCCCTGTTGTTGCTTCGTAAAACTCAGGGATTCTTCCTCCACCAAAAGATATCTCTGTGGTAGAAGTATTTTCAAACATAACTTTTAAATAAGGGTCTCCATTATCATCTTTGTCTCTAACGAATACAGCGTGTACATCACAAGTGTTTTGTACCCAAGCTTTTGTTTGTCCTGGTAAATCCATATCGAGATAAGTGATATTTCCTCGTGATTCTCCTCCTATGTTTACTTTTAGGTGTGTTACCGTAATTATCAGAGGAGCTAAAGATTGCAAGAACCTAATAGTGTTATTTAGGATATCTCTACAATCAGCCCATCCTGAACCATAAGGCATCTCACCTAAATTCTCAATGCCTTTAGTTGTCATATAATCTTTAGCTATCATATCAGTTAAGACATCTAAAGGGTCTATGGCAATTATATCTGGTTTAATTTTATCTATATTCTTTTGCAACCAAGCAGATTTTTCTCTAAACTCTTTAAAAGTATTGCACTTTAAAAATTGTCCAACGTAAGCATCTGTTCCGTGTTCAAGGTCAAAGTGTACTACTCTTAAATTTTGAGATAAATCATATAGAAATTTAGTTTTACCACATTTTGTAAAACCTGTAATGTTTATCCAGTGATATGATGGAAATGGATTATCTGATATTACGCTTACATCTTCAATGCTAGCATATATGTTTTTTACCATTTATGTACTCCTGTTATGTTTATTGTAAGGTATAAAATAAATACAACCAATATTATTGACCATTGATTTATCGATAGCATAATAAATATTGGCTGTAAGATTAAGTTTGGGAAAACGTTGTCTGTTTTGTCTAGAAATATCAAAGAGCTAATTATAGCTAGTATTGTACCCATAACGCCTCCTTCAGTTATTACTGAGAGAGGATAGCTCCTTGATATAGAAAACTATTATTGTCTGTAACATATATTCTCCTTTATGTAAAAATAAAGATAAGGACTAAAACGTCAATGTTAGTCTGTTTCACTTGGTTCTACAAGTTCTTTATCTGTTGGAGAAATCTTAGTAACTGGATTTTCTTTTTTTGATACAGGTTCAAGAACTAGTGTTTGATAATCCATCATAACCCTAATAGGGTTTGGTTGATTAGATACTGCTCTTTTTACTGCATTACAAATCAAAGAACCAATTCCTGCTGTGTTGTAGATAATAGCTTTAGCTGTACAAGTTTCTTGTAATGTATCTTTATTTTTTATTTTAAGAGTGTGTGCTTCATACAAGTCCACACTACTTTTGTTATTTGGGTCTATGAAATATAAATCCATAAACTCAGCAGACATTCGTGCGTCTATATAAAGAAGCTTATCTGTATGCTTTACTCTTTCCCAAATAGCTTGTCTAGTCTCCATATTATCTGGAGCAGCTATTACGATTTTGTATGCAGCTAAAGATTGTCCTTCATATTTTTCTGTAATAGGAATTATCTGCTTTCCTGTAAACATATAGACCAAACTATTAATAGCTATAGCTTTATTTTTCCCAATTAATTGTGGAACAAAAAAACTATTAGGGAGATTATGCTCTTCTACAGTGTCCATATCATACACTGTAATATCAGTTGCTCCCATTTTAGCTAGCTGTATAATAGTCATACTGCCTATGCCTCCAGCACCAATAACACATATTGGTACTTTTAGTGACTCTGGATTTACTAAACTTAATTGTCTGTGATAATTAATTTCTGTCATCTACTACTCTCCTTGTTTCTGTATCTGGGGTTATTGTTATCTCGTTAGTTTCAACCACTACAGGTGTAGCAGCACTAACTATTTCTTTTTTCTCTAAAGGAAGTTTTAAACCTTTAGCTTGAGCTTCTAATA